CACCCACAAATGAACGGTACTTCTTAAGGTTCTTTAATAACTCCTCCTTACTTATACCATTAAAATTATTTACGATATAATTGTAAACGGCTTGTTTAATTGTATTTGGATTGTGACCTCTTACAGTGATGATAGAAAAAATTGAACCATTGTTGATAGCTTCTCTGAAATCATCGAATGCTGGTCCTTGTTTTGCTTTCATTGCATCTATCAGGAACTGTTTATCTCCTCCTGTTCTGAAGTTTCTAAACGGATCTTCAGCAAGACCAACAATTACATCACCTTTATAATCAAAATTCTCTTTACCTATTTTACCTCTATACTCGGCAAAATCTGATGTAGACATACCAATCTCATCACCATCTTCAGTTTTGAGTACAATTTCAGTTGGCATATGAACAATATTGTCGTCCCAATCAAATGCGTAATATTTCATATCGGGACTTCCTTTTTCCGTAAAACCTTCCCTAAATTCTTTTTTCATGTTTGGCTAAAAAGGGGGGAACTAGTCCCCCCATATTTTATTAGATATTTTCGAAAGTCGCACCTGCTGGTGTAATCAAGAATTCGATATCGATGAATTCAAGAGACTTCGTAGGTTTAAGATAAATTTTACCTGTTAGTGTATTTCTGTCAAGATCTTCAGGAGATGAAGAAACTGTTACACGGAAATCGTAAACACCTCTGTCTCTTCTGATTGAATCCATGATAGGGTTCACACTATCCAAGAATTGTTGTCTTACGATCTCGTCGTTTTGTTCGAACAACAATCTTACAGCTACTGCCGAAATCAACTTACGAGCTTGTAATAGAAGTCTTCTAACATTAAGTCTATCAAGAGCAGATTCTGCAACTTGTAGAGTTTTGTTACCCCAAATTACTGTACCTACATCAGAGAAGGTTGCGATTGGGTTAATTCTTCCTTGATACAACGTATCTCTGTTTTCTTGAGTTAGTTTGATTCTCGCTTTGATTGAATTAACAAGACCTCTTGTGTAACCCGCTGATGCGTACCATGGGAAAGCAATGTTGTCTGTCAATGCTAAGTTTCTACAAACTTCACCTGTTGCAGGAATATAAAGTTGTGTGTTATTAACAGTATCTCTAGTTAAGATCCAAGGATAGTATGTCGCTGTATAGTTAGAGTCGATACCTGTTTCTTCCAAATTGTTTACCGCTTCGGTTGGGTAAATTAAACCTACGTTATCGTAAGTTGTTGGTAGGAACATATCATAGTCAGGAGTAGTACAGATATAGATAGAATCTGCTCTGTCATCCTCAACCATGTCAACTGAGTATTCAACAAGACCACTATTGTTTACATAATCAATACCAGGAGTAACAAACACGTTAATGTTAGTTGCTTCAGGATTTGCAAATGTTGTAATACCCAATTGGTATGCGTAGTAGTCACTACTTCCCCAATTTGATACGTTATCACCGTATGCATAATCTCTGAAAGCACCCCATCCTGTAGCTGAAGGATATCTTGAAGTAGGACAAGCTCCTTTTAAGTAACCTGAAGCACCTAAGATATATTCATCAGTGTTTGTTCTAGATTCTCTGTAGATATCCCAACCGTCAAAACCACCAGCGAAACATAGTGTGAACTTTCTTGCGAAGATTCTGTAGTAAGGATTCTCAGGAGAAGTTGGTTCAGAGTTGAAACTAGCATCTCCAACCTCGAATGCTGTTTGACCACTGGTCATGAATGTATTTGCAATTGTAACAACAGTCGCACCTGAATCCATGTGGAAACCTTTGGTTCTATAATTGAAAGGAATTTCAGCGTTTGTACCACAATGGTTAGCTATGTTTTGGAATCCTTTAAATTGTAAGAACGATTCATCAATACCAATTGTATTAGAGAAACCTAAGAAAGTTCTTCTTACGTTATCACCTGAACTTGTAACCACATTAGATCCACCATTAGTTGTTCCAAAAGGAGGGTTGTAAATTACTTGACCAGGGAAATTATATGCTGTCTTATAAATTGGGATTGGTGATTGAGTATTACCTTGATAATCTCTCATAGTATAACCCTCGAATCCACAAGGAAGTGCATCGATTGGATATTCTTCTGATAACTCAATCATGATGTATGCTGAATTCAGAGGATACTCCCCATCTGAAGAACCAATTTTCTTAGCCACGAATGAGTTAGAATTTGGATCCATTGTACAGTTAGTGTATTTCTCAAGAACTACAGGATTAGCATCTGTATCGAAGAACGATCTAACCATGATATCAAATGTCGAGTTATTGAACGACATGTTCATGATTGAGATTTTAACTTGTGTATTTGCCGCGTCTCCATCAGAAATAGAAACGAATTTGAAAAGATTATAAACTTTATTACCTCTAAGTTCAGAAACAACCCAAGGTGTTCTTGGACTTTGGTATTGGAATAGGTTGTTAGCAATTGATGTCAAATCTCCGTTTCTAGCTTCTGGTAAAGCTACGAACTCAGAATTGATACCACGAATGTAACCGTTATTGTAAGACCAGTTTAACATTGTTTGATAAACTTCCTCCACGAATACAGGAACATCCAATCTTGATTTTGAGAAATTAGAAATACTCAATACTTTTGTAATATATTCGGAGTCTGAAGATTGGAACGAAGTCTCAAATGAGAAATTGTCACCTTCATAAGTTGTACCCGTAATTGCAAAAGTTGAGTATGGATTTGAAGTCAATCCTGAATATGAACCTGAAATATCCAATCCAAGATCTGTTAAACCAGATACTTGATATCTTGGACCCGCAGTTGTTGCATTATAAAGCGAAATACCTCTTGATCTCAAAGTAGCAACAACAACGTTGTCGTACTCAGAGTAAGAAGTACCTGAATAATAATAAACCGAACCTGACATAGCACCTGAGAAAGTAGCATATGTTGCTGAACCTTGACCATTAATTGTTGATACGTAGTTCAAGAATGAATAACCACTATATCCTGTCTGAGAAGTATTTGGTTTGTCGAAGGTTGCGTAATACCACTCATCGTTTGATTCTGCGGAGAACACAATATTAGAGTTATCCAAATCACTTACACTGAAAACGTTAGTAACATCTGTGTATGTACCACCCGTCAAATCTATTAAATCTTGTGTATCAATAGCACCATACACATACAAACTCGATCCTGAAGTTGCTCCTGAAGCGTTTGCAATACCCATAATTTGAGCCTCAATATCATCTCTTAAAGATGAAGTCGAACCGTTATTTTGAGTATACGGTGTATCAAGGTTATTCCAAATAATACTTGGCATTGTACCTTGAGTTAGATTTATTGTCCCTCCACTGTTTCCTGAGAAACTATAGACGAAATCTACAGAAGAACCTGAAGTTCCAATTGTATTAGGATTCACATTTGCTATTGTTGTGAATGACCATGAAGGACCCGCATCATATCCTGATAAACCAAGAATTCTTGTAACGAACAATTGGTTTGATTGTTGAAGATATGACTTAGCAATGTAAGCCGCTTCATATTTAGGGATTTGAGTGTTCACAAATTTCTCAGGAGACGTAGGTCCAAAGAGAGCTTGGAACTGATCAAAACTTGTTATGAAAATTGGTTCGAAGGCTGGGCCGGTCAAGGTCTCCCCAACGATACCTAAAGTGGTTACCCCCACACTCTGAGCCACGAATGATAAATCAGTCTCTGTAGTGTAAACACCAGGTGATACGAATACTTTTTGTGCTGTTGCCATTATTAAAAAGTTCTAGTTGAATTTATT